ATCCATCTACTGGCGTGACTTAGTTACCGAATACATCCCTCGGGAACTGATTTTAAAAAAGAACGACAATGAACTCATCCTAGAAATCCGCAGTACCAATCCTGAAAAGAACTCCATTATAGAATTTAAAGGAAGCGATAGAGAAGATAAACTGCGTGGTGCTGGACTTAAGGGTGTGGTACTTGATGAATACGCCTTCCAGAAAGAATCAGTCTGGGACAAGGTAGTTGGACCTATGCTTGTGCAAACAGATGGTTGGGCTATATTTATTACTACCCCTAATGGTGTCGCTAACCACTTCAAGAAGTTCTGGGACCATGCTGTAGCTTTAGAAGCTGATGGCGACCCTGACTGGAAAACCTTTCACTACACCTCCTACGACAACCCTACAATTAAACGAGAGAACCTTGATAGGGAACGGGAACGCTTAACAGAAGAATTCTTTACCCAGGAATACATGGCTGAGTTTGCTAAGTTCACTGGACTCATATACACCACCTTTGATGAAAAGGTACACGTCCAGGACTTTGAGGTTGACGAGAGCTGGACCTTCTTCCGCTCCATTGACTTTGGCTCAACCGACCCTAATGCTGTGTCTTATATAGGCGTCGATAAGGACGGGGTATGCTATTTCTACGATGAGCTGTACATTACCGACATTAGAACCTCAGAACTGGCTGAACTAATTAAGGCTAAGTCTGCTCATCGCCACTTTACCGCTACCTATGCCGACTCTGCTGCTAAACAATCCATTATTGACTTATCAGAATACGGCATTTATGCCATACCCGTTAAGAAAAACGAACGCAATAAGGAAACAGGCGCTAGACAGTACATAGTTTCAGGCATAGACCGCATCCAACAGCTTTTAAAAGAGCGTAAGATAGTCATTCACCCCCGATGTAAGGCTACAATCAAGGAATTCATGTCCTATTCTTGGCGAAAAGACCGCATGGGTGAGGCTGTCAACATCCCTGAAGACAAAAACAACCACATTTTAGACGAAATCCGCTATTTCTTTATGATGTATCAGGGTTCGCAAGCCGAAGAAGACATAAATTACCTACGAAAAGGTACTGTAGATAGTATTGTCGGTTACTAGCACAAGTTATGTTACAATTCAATCAGCAAAAAGGAATAAAAAATGGCAACCAAAAAAGTAAACAAGTTAGTATTCGACCAAAAGAACAAAGAAACCAAAGACACCTCTGAAAAATCCTTAGCCAAAGTTAATGACCGCTTTGAGCGAGCCAGAAGTTACCGTGTTACTGAACAAGATGAAATCTGGAAGCGTTCCTACAACAACTGGCGTGGCAAATTAGACACATCAATCTACCCATGGAGAAGTAAGCTATTCATCCCATGGAGCTTTACCGTAGTAGAAACCATTATCCCTAAAGTATTCGCTAGAGACCCTAAGTGGCGAGCGATGTCTCAGTCTCCCGACTTCCCCCCAGACGGACCAAGAGTAGTTCAAGACTTACTCGACTACCAATGGAGTCGCATGGGTATGCGTCTGAAGATGTATGACTATATCAAAGACTCCCTTATGTACTCCAAGGGCTTCGCTAAGGTTGGCTGGAACTTCAAGACCAAGACCAAGACTATCATGGAACCAGTCGTTGGTGACGACGATAAGATTACCTTTAAGGAAGTCAAGAAGACTGGCATAGATTATGATGACCCAACAGTTGAGATTGTCGACCCAATGGACATCTACATTGACCCAGATGCTACTTCCTGTGGCTATGAGGGCGATAACAAGTACCTTATCCACCGCACCACCAAAACCCTAGAAGAAATTAAAGACAACCCCAACTACCAAAATGTAGACAAAATAAAAAGTGGCGACTACGCCGACCAGTACGCAGACAAGCTAACCCGCTTCCAGTCCAACGTACCCCAAAAAGACAAACACAAAGACCTTGTTGAAATCCTAGAATACTGGGAGCAAGACCGTTTAATAGTTATTGCCAATCGCTCGGTAGTCTTGCGGGACACCCCTAACCCGTACCACCACAAGCAGATACCCTTCGTCGAACTTGATGACTACCGAGACCCACACAGTCTTTACGGCCAATCTGAACTATCAGTTATTGACCCTCTACAACGAGAAATTAACGCCATTAGAAACCAACGAAGAGACTATGACAACCTAGCTCTAAACCCAGTTATCCGAATGGTACCTGGTACTCTGAGAAACCCCAACTCTGCTGTTATGGCTCCAGGTAATGTCTGGATGGTTTCTGACCTTAACTCCATGGATGTATTCGCACTGCCTCAACTACAGGGAACTGCTACAGATATTGAAGCCCAGACCGCTCAAGACATTAAGATGAGTGTAGCTATTGACGAAATAGGTATTGGTCTATTACCAGACAACCCACAACGTCGAAGTGCTACCGAAGTCGTTACTGCCCAGTCTATGGCTGGCAAGCGTATGGCTATAAAGATAGCTCTATTAGAAGAAGCTGTTAAGAAAATCGGCCAGCTAGTCTTTGCTCTAAACCAACAGTTCTTAGACCAAGAACGTATGATACAGATAGTTGGTGAACGTGGCGCCCAAGAGTGGGTACAACTGTCACCAGAAGACATCCGTGGCGAATACAACATCGCTATTGAAACTGGCTCTATGCTACCTAAAGACGAAATTGCCCAGCGGCAAGAAGCTGTCCAACTACTTCAGTACATCACCCCAATCGTTGGTCCAGTTATTCAGTCCAACCCAGCTGTTATCATGCCAGTTATTCGTATGGTACTAGACACCTTTGAACTACCAGGCAAGCAAGAAATCCTAGACGAATTAAACAAAGCCCTAGGCGTAGCCTCTCAAGTTCAACAACAGCAAGCTCAAGCCGACCAAGCTCTCCAGCAAGCTCAACAAGCTCAAGCCGAAGCAGGAACACTTAACCAAGTAGCTCAAGCCGCTCAACCACCAGACACTATGCAAGGCACCCGTGCCGACAACGAACTTAAAACACTATTAGGTAATGGCTAGGAGAAATCATGGCAAGAATGTTTAGACCGAGAAGCTACAGGCAGCCACGCAGAGCAACCAGTAAAGGTAAACAATATAACCCAGCCACAGGCACGGTATACTCCGCCTCAGACGGTCACTCTAGCAGTAGACCATCTACCAACCATGCACCAGCCAGTTTACGAGGACTTAGCGGGGGGAACCTAAGACACGTCAGCAACCACCCACTATCTGCGGCCATTCAATCAACAAGTGGATTAATTCTTTATTACCCAATGAGCGAGGCATCTGGCACCGTAGTACGAGACAATAACAACGGTCTTAATCCAGGAGCATCAAGCGGAGTTACGAGTGTAGCAGGGAAAGTTGGTACAGCCTATGATTTTAATGGTACTTCTGGGTATGTTCAAACTACGGATAGTGCATTAATCAGATTTGAAGGTGGGAATGACTTTTCGGTTGTCTTTTTGGTAAACCTAGACAGCTACAATAACAACCTATTACCAAGGTTTTTCGAGAAAAAGTCTCTGTACCTAGCACTAATGGGCGACAGCGGTAATGGGAAATATCGTAGAGTTGCTATAGAAGTACAGAACTCTACTGGGTTAGGTAACGCTAACGCTGGTGCTTCGGAATTTTGGGGCAGCACCCAACTAAACACTGGTCAATGGTATATGATTGGCGCTTCGTTCGATGGAAACCTGGTCGGCACAGAGCCAACTGTTTATCAGGGAAAAATATATATCAATGGCGTAGCAGAAACAATGGACGTCATCTTTGACTGGCCTACTGGAGCTGATTCCACGCTTCAAAGTACGTCTGCTTTTGACCTTTATATTGGTAGACGTAGAACCGACCAAGCCAGAAACATAGATGGTAAGATGCAACACTTTGCTCTGTTTGATAGGGTTTTGACTCCGACAGAATTTCAAACACTTGCTTCATTAGCAGGATTTTAAAAATTAAGAATAAATAGGGGGAACCATGGACGAACAAGCCGCACAGAAGGAAATTAAGGCTTACGAAAAACTAAAGAAGATTAGCAAATCTGAGGAGTTTAACGACTTCTTTGATTTTCAACTAGAGACTGTAGCTCAGAAGATGCTTTGGGCTTTTACCACAGGCAAAGACGGTGACAATGTCAAGACTTGGGAAGACTTTTGTAAGGTCCGAGGTGAGATTGTAGCTCGCCTACACCCCATCCAAGAAGCCCGTGGCGCCGAAGCCATGCTAGAGTACATGAAAGACCAACTCAAGAAGGTCTACAGTACTTGACACATTACCCAAACAACAGTTAAGCTAACAATATGGACGACAACACCCAAACTACTGGGCAAGTGGACGCCCCCACAAACGTGGACACGGCTCCAGCTCAGGCAAGCGAGGCTGACGTACAAACAAACAATCAAACCCCTGAAGCGGCTCCAGCACAGGAAGCTGAAGTTAACGCAACAGACACGGTAGAGGAAAAGCTGTACGCTGGCAAATATAAAGATGTAGAAGCTCTAGAGAAATCCTACAAGGAACTCGAAAGCAAATACGGACAAACGGCAAGCGAGAAGGCTGAACTCACACGGCTACTCACAGAGGCATTTACAACGCCTGAGCCACAAGCTCAGATACCCGAGGTAGACCCCTATGATGACACGCCACAAATCAACAACGAGACCGAAGGCATTAAGAAAGACCTAGCTATCACCAAATTCATAATTGCTCATCCCGATGCGGATGCCAACGCCATGAAAGAAGTGTTAACGAGTGACCCTTTCATCAACCAAATCCAAGGTCACGATGCTAAACTTGAGTACGCTCTACTCAAAAGCCAGAATATGGGACATAAGAAAGCCATAGTGGAGGCCCAGAACAAAGCAGTACAAGAGACTAAGCAGAAAGTTGTTGAAAAACAAACTGCTCAGGTAGAGTCCGCCCAAAAATCAGACACAGTTGATGAAAAAAGCGAACTTAAACAACGTATGAACAGCGGTAACTATGAGGAGCGAGACTCCGCCCGCCGAGAATACATTAGAAAATACCTAGTAGACATTTAAAAATAAACTACTCACTAGGAGAAATAAAAAATGGCACAAAGATATGTAAGAGATGATGCCAGTGTTAAAGAGTCAGTTCTTGACCTTATCACTCAAATCTCACCAACAGAAAACTATTTTTTGTCTAACCTTCAGAGAGCTACTGGTAACGACGAATTCCATATCGTACCTAGGGACACCTTGCGAACACCATCATTGGTTGCAGCAGTTGAAGGTGCCGACCCAACATACGACGGAAACGACCCTACTAGCTTGCTAAACATGATGCACATTGTATCCGTTGGATTCAACGTCACTGACTCTGAAGCTGCTGTGAACCGATACGGCTCACCAGAAGACAGAATTGCTTACGAAACAGACAAAGCATTGAAAGACTGGAGCGACTTCGCAGAATTCGCACTTGTTCGTTCAACAATAATCACAGGTTCAGGTTCAGCTGCACGACAAATGCGTGGCTTGAAGTCTAGCCTTTCGATTGTTACCGCACAATCAGGTGTTTCTTTAAGCGAAACCATCCTTAACACATACCTACAAAACGTATGGCTACAGGGTGCAAACGTAGACACAGTTGCAGTTCCAATTCAGCTTAAGAGAAGAATCTCTGGCTTTAATGGTAACGGCGCTACCAAGTTCTACAACCAAGACGACAAACGACTTGTTACACCTATCGAGATTTACGAATCCGATGCTTCTAACAAGCCAATAAAACTAGTTGCTCACCGATACGTTACTGTATCTGGCGACAATAACTACGACGTCATTGGTATCGAGATGGACCACTTCGCAACTGCATGGTTGCGTGA